ACATTAAAATTTGTTTGTAACTCAGCCATCATACTTCCTTAAAAATTAAGATATAGTTTAACTTGTTCTTTAGTAATGCTAGTTCTATCAATGGGTTGGATATTCTTATAATAGAATATCTCACCTGAATACGGCACCAAGTCTGAAATATTTATAACAGTAATCGTGCATGTTTTACCGGTATCATTTGATAATACGGTTTCATATGGCTGAAATGTGCCGATTGTATTTAACACGTACATGCTAGAAGTGTTCATGTAAGCAACGGTTGCTGTGGCTTTGCTATTTAACCCTCTTATCGTGTCCCCTGAATTAAATATATTCGTTGTATTGAACAAGTTAAAATTTAACATATTATTGAATTTAGTGCTATTTAAATTGCTCAAATCTATTGAAGAAGAGGGGTTGTATAACAATCCGATCTGTCTATATTTTGCCCATGATGGAAATCCATCTGTTGCAGATGTTTCTACAGAAAGGCCCAATATATCAGATCCCAGTTCTGATACGACATCAGATCCATGGCCTCCAGGAGGAGATATTATGGGATAGGCAGAAGCAAGCGATCCAAACTCAGAATTGGCTATGATAGTGATATCTGCATAAGAATAGTTTCTGCCTTTGTTTTGTATTGTTATGGATGTTAACGAACCTGTATTCGCATTGATAGTAGAATATGCAGTAGCACCAGTGCCGTCTCCTGTTATCTTGACTTGAGGAGCAATCCTGTATAAAGATGTGCTATCCAATCCTACGATATCATCTGAAGTGGTGACAAACTTTCCAGACGTATTAACAACATAACCATCAACAACAGACAGCGCAGGTGAACCTGTTCCCGAATAGACATGGAATGCAGATTTACTATATGCTCCGTTGATGCTCGAAGCGCCAGAGTTTGCTATTTTAAAACTTTTATCGGTGATCACCTGATCGATGCTGCCATTGGCATCGATGTAATTTTTACCCGCATTGTCCACGATCATCACATGCAAACCACCTTTTATAGCAGCTCTTGCAACTGTTGCATTTGGAACTACAGGAAAATAATCAACAGTATCAAATTTTTTCCTGGATGCTGAATCAATCGTAAACAGATATTTCCATACATATCCATCACCCGGATTAGTAAAATCTCCGCTTGTCTGTGTAGTATCAGGCTGTACTGTGGATTTAGCGCCATAGTTATTGAATAGACACTTGTATACCCTGTTTTTACTATTGATCACATAAAAGTTCTTTTGATATAGATCAGGATCGAGATGCGAATAATAATCATATACTGTATCAGTCGTCCATGTTATCCTTTGGGCTATATATCCGATATCAGCCTCAAATACTTTTTTGCCGAATAATATATTAGAGTATACGTTATAGAATGATTCTTTTATGGAAGTATTGGTAGCCGGAGGATTATTATCGTCAGTCCATTCTAAAAATTTACCGAATGTCACATAATAATTTGAACCGAAACTTTTAACTGTGGTGTTGCCGGTGGCGGTGATTCCTTCAAGGAAATGTCCAGTTTGTGTCAATCCTTTAGTGAGGGTGATTCTGGGACCTCCGCTTGTTTCAGATAAAGCAATCTTGGTTGTATTGGCATGCTGAACATAATAAATTACATCTGACACTAAGGGAACTATCGCTGTGTTACCTTCAGCAACAACATATCTGATCCGATCACCTGTCTGAAATACAGATGTTCCGTATTCAGAGGATAATACTGATATTGAAATTGTGCTGTTTGCATCAGTTGTCAATCCTGTGCTTGCACCGTTTGTGACAGCAGTGTTGGCATTAAAAGATGTACGTATGGGAGAAGAAAAAGTGAGAGTGGGATCAGCAGCATAATTTGCGCCGGCAAATATGATATTTGTATTTAAAATAGTACCTTCGTTGTCTGCTATACCAGCTGCAATCGCAGTCCCTGTGCTAAACAATATAGATGCATTAGCAGTATATCCGGATCCGCTATCTATTATATCAATCCTTGAGACTGACAATCCAGTTCCGGCGATATCGCTTTTCATCTCTTCGATGAATTTATTTTTGATGTTCCTGTTGAATATTCCGGCCATATTTACATTACCCACCTGATGAGATTATAACGCCGCTGGCATTATAAGTTGTAGTTGCTTCAACCAATATGTTCTGCTCAAATTTATTCGTATCTATTATCAAAGGTTTACCAAACATCTTATTTCCTACAGGATGAGTCAGTTTCTTGATTATATCAATGTATTTATCTAAAGATTTTTCTACTTGGATCTCATACGAAAATTCCTGATAGTAATCGCTGTCTGTAACATATTTATCCGCATTTAAGAACCCGCTACTATCCAGCCATTCGCCCTCTTCAGTAGCAACACCGCCGACTATCATATCTAAAGCAGCTGTAAACTCGTTGTTTGATTGATTGATGAATACCAATTGTTCACCCTGGGTATTAAAAGTGTATCCTGAAGATAACAATGCAACTTCCTGGATGACACCATTACCCGTTGCAAGACCGCCCGTGACAATGGCATTATTACCCCACAGGTTGCCATCCTCATCTACTATATTATATCCCCATACTCGTTTTTCAAATATCGTGGGTTGGACCGCACCATTATATTGGCGATCTCCGGATGTGACGGCCTTCAGTGATTTTACAGATCCTATCAGCATTGTCGTATCAGCAAGGCAGTTATTTAGGACAGAATTGATAGTCCCGACATTGAGATTTGCGCTGAATTGTGTATTTGCTTGAAAATAATGTCCGTTTGCTTGTACACCAGATCTAGTGGCAGGAGTGATCGTTATCCTTGATCCACCCACGGTTGTTGAAAGCGCGATGACTGTGTTGTTGGAGTGTTGTACGTAATATAAAGTATTGTTAGCAAGACCTGTTATTGCTGTATTTCCTGCAAGAGCTCTGTATACTACGCCTCTGCCGTATCGGAACGTGTTGGCATTGGTGACTGTTATTGTGCTGTTTGCATCTAATGTGATACCTATGGTTGTATTGCCGACAGCTGTTATACCCTGTAGAGCATGTCCGGTCTCAGTAAATCCTTTAGTGAGGGTGATTCTGGGACCTCCACTTGTCTCAGATAAAGCAATCTTGGTTGTATTGGCATGTTGTACGAAGTATGTGCTTCCGGATTCCAATCCATCTATTGCTGTATTTCCGGCATCTATACGATATATGATCTGATCGCCGACACTGAATGCCGCAGTGCCACCTGAAACAGTAATAATAGCTACATTAATCGTGCTATTTGCATCTGTTGTTAATCCTGTGCTTGCACCATTCGTGACAGCAGTGTTGGCATTGAAGCTTGTGTTTGCAGGCACGCCGAATGTGATCGTAGGAGCTGATTCATATGCGGATCCTCTATAAGTAATACTGCCACCTGATATCTTTCCCACACTGTTTGCTGTGCCAGTTGCAACTGCACCCCCACTTCCAAAGGTGATTGTGGCATTAGCAATATACCCTGATCCGTTGCTCGTGAGATTGATCTGGGTCACACCCGATCCAGCACCTGCGATGCTTGCTCCGCCTGTGACAGCGGTGTTGGCATTAAACTGTGTATTGGCAGGAGCAATGATAGTGTTTGCTTCTGGATCGATCAGATTGGTATTGTATGTAAATGTTGATGTATTGGCTAAAGAACCTACTTTAAACCCTGCTCCGGTTCCTAGAGAATTAAACTTATTGACCACAGTGACTGGCGAATCTATAGCATATCCGTAACCGCCATCGATTAACTTAAAACTGATATAACCTCTTGCCTTTTCAGGATCTACTATTGTTTTTACTTCAAACTGCAATCCGGATCCGGACGTGCTTTCAGTAAATAAAATATCACCAGGAGCATGGCTCTCATCTGAATTTGCCACAGTTGCACCAACAACAGAACCCCGGATCAGGGTTGCCTGTCGTATATCCAGACCTTCATACATCACATATTCACCCGGAACAAACAAATCTCCGCCAGGGCCCGGCACAATATCGGTCAGATATAGTATATGAGATAAATTTAGTTGTTGATTTATCTTGACTACTGACATCACATACGCAGTAGCACCTGATGTTGTCCCTCGTATCAGTTTATTATCATAAGTGTAATTTGAGTCTCTTTCTTCTACTTCGATATATTGTTTTCTGGACCATTTTCCGTCAGATAATACAAGAACATCATCCTGAGGAACAAATACTTCTATCTCAAGATTATAAAGAAGCCTGAATAATAATTTCAGCCCTTCTATAGAACCTTTTGATCTATACACGCTCAATATGTGTTTTTCTAGCAATGCTTTATTCGAAAGGACGTCTTTGGGGATCCCGTTCATGTATTTTGAGAAGAAAAAATCTATATATTCTTCGCTAACAAAATCGATATCTGAAGTCTCAAGCAGGTTTCTGGATTTTTTTATAGGACCTTGTTCGTCCATCCATTCATAATAAGCAGAGATGAACTGCAGAAAGTTATCACCCTCTTCTCTATAGAAGTCAGGAAACTGATTCTTTACTAGCGGTGCGATGTTTTTTAGATCTGTTATCATTATTGTCTATATGTGCTTACAGCTATACCGATTTCGTCATAATCTATCTTGAGATATTTGCTCTCTTGGACCACGATATCATCATTTATTACTTTGGCAAATATCTTGATGTTTGTATCATAATCATAAGGATTCAGATCAAATGCCAATTCACCTGTATCATAGTTGACAGTTCCTAGGTTAGTTTCTAATATTTGTTGAACTACAGTATCTGTAATCTTATCATACATTATATAATACAATCTAATAAATCCGTTGCCGTCATCGCTCAAAGTAACCTGGCCCTGAGGTGTGGTAGAATTGTAATATACACCGTCTTTGAAATAATCAAACGGGCTGCTCTTGATACATTCTGTTTCATTGACGATATAAGGAGCACGCAAAGGTCTTGCTAATGGATTGGAGAAAGAAAAACTAATTCTCTGCTGGATACCTTTTGCAGGAACAAGCGTGTATATTGTTCGAATTGTTGTCTGATTGCTGACAATCGAAGGATCTGCGGAATCAATCATGGAAGACAGTCTGGATTTACGAAGATCGTTTCCGAAATCATTCAGATATGTCGTTTCATATAACTGGACTTTGCTTAAAACATCAGATCTAAGTTGCTGGATGCTTTTAGTAGTCAGTGAAGGATTATAGCTAACAGCAGATTGCACTTCGATATACATGTATTCAGGATCTTTGATCACGGGTTCTGTCGTGATGCTTTTTGTTCTCAGATAGGCTGCGATATCTGTCTTTAGTTCTGTAGAGACGACAGGGAAATTTCCGTACGGAATCATGCTGACGATGACCTTGCCGTACTGAGGAGGAACAGCATTCTCTCCTCCGTATACATTGACTGTCTTGATCTGAGGATATTTCTCGATGATCAGCGTGGTATAATCTTCTTTGGTGACAGCCCTGTTTTGAGCAGCAAAATGTCTAGGAGCATTTAGTTTCATCGATTCTATCGTTTCTCTCTCAGATCCATCTGCTGCAGAGATATTAGTCGTCACAGTCACAGTATATGCTGCAGTATCTCCTACTGCAGAAGATATCGCAAAGTTAACAGCTTTATTACCCAGTTCTCCGTTTGTAGATCTATATTTGACCTTTATTATGTTTCCGTTAGCCAATGCTTTACCGGAAATCCCGTCACCGAATACTATCTCATACTGATCGTTATTGTAGCCCTGGATAAAGTATATTTCTGAATTTGAAGTCAGTCCGTATAACGTATCTGCTTTTGTGTATATTGTATTAGAAGAATCGGATGCTGAATTGATAACTGTTACTTTGATACTGTTAGTATCGATGTTAGAAGAATTCAACGAGTATCGCACTGTCCCATCCACAGTAAAGAATTCGTATACAATCTTGCCTTCATAAACATATACAGAATCGGTCACATATCCCACATCTGATCTGTTGATAGTTATAGTTTCATCCGTAGTGAAATCCATGTTTATGCCGTCAACAGTTGTCCTGATAACATAATTTTCCGGAATAACGACATTGGTAGGAACATCTCCCCCTGTATTGACAGCAAAGGTAACTTTTGCTCTTGCGGATGTCCTTGATCTGGCTATGTAATTTAGTGCTTTTGCATGAGATACAACCGAGTTTCTTAGCTGTGCAGAATCTAAGAACATCTCGCTGCCTATCATGTTAAGATAGAAAGCATTCATGTAAGTATTATATGACAATACGTCTAACATAGAATTTAGATTAGATCCTTCGAAATCATAATCTTTAAATGCTGTCTTGGCCTTCATGAAGGCTTTGAGATTGCTTTTAATGCCATCAAAGCTCAATTCTGAGACGTCTAGGAATCCTGTGTTGGCCATTTATCTTACTCTTCTTAAGACGAAATCTAATGTTATTGGTGATATGTTATTGACAACTGAAAATACGACGGTTACTTCATAGGCATTATCGTCCGGGAATCCCTTTGCAGTGACACTGATCAGACGAGCTCTGGGCTCATAATTGTTTATGGTCTCTATGATCTTTTCTTTTAGGATATATTCGCTATCTTGGCCTATATTTTCGAATAGGGTCTGGCGTATACCTGAACCCAGTCCTGGATTAAAGAACCTCTCATAAGGATCCGTCAATAGAAGATTTCTGATAGATCTCTTTACTGCAACCTCATTGGTGATCAATACCAGATCCTCTTTTACGGGATGGATATCAAAATTGGTGGGTATATCTGAATAGAATACTGTGCTTGCCATCCTATATTTATAATGATGTCCGACAAGCATTCAGATACTGCGGGTTGTATTTTTGGATGTCATTGGCAGTAGAAGAAGCAAGCGCCCAGCCCTGTGTCATGGGTCTGGATCCGAAAGGAGAGAAGTTTTCTTCGACCATGACCGCACTCATCCCCAGCATCAGAGGTATGGCATTATCCGATCTTCTCATCTCGATCAGGGATGTTAC